TTTCATTTGAGTTATTTCATAAAACACGAAGACATTATGAATCTACCTTTGAAAATGGCAAAGATTAAATCGTACAGATATTTTTTGCAGACTGATTATTCTTCGTTTGAAAGTTCTTTTAATCCTATGTATACTGATGTTTGTGAGTGTCAATTGTGGAGATTTTTCCTCAAAAATAATCCTTCAATTTTGCATCAAGTTCTAAATAGTTATATTACTGTGGCAAAGATTAATGGTCAAACTGTTGTACATCCTAGAGTAGATCATTGTATTAGTGATGATTTTCGATTTCGAATAATGGGTGTCCGTCTTTCAGGCGAAATGTGGACTTCTTTAGCTAATGGATTTTCAAATTTAATGAACATGTTGTTCATAGCTGAAGAACGTGGATTAAATGTGGAAGGTTATATCGAGGGAGATGATGGAGTTTTTGGTATGAGTGAAAACACTATTACTGAGAATGATTTTAACGAATTGGGGTTCAAGATAAAAATGGACTACAAGAAATCCGTTGATCAAACTACTTTTTGTTCATGTGTATATAATTTAAATGATTCCCAGCTTCTTGTTGAACCTGAACAAATAGTTCGACTTTTTTGGTCGTGTAATCAAAAATATTTTCAAGCCAAAAGAAAGACTTTGGATGAATTGTTGCGAACTAAAGCTATGTCTCTTTATGTTTTGGGTCGGTATACTCCTATTATTTCAGTGTTATGTCTAAAGATTATTGAATTATTATCACATCTTGACAAACATCGTTTTGAAGTGACAAATTTTTATTGGGATATGACTATGATAGAAATTATGAAAACAGTTTCAATCAAGCCAGAAATTATTACTGAAGAAAATCGGGTGTTGTATTTTCAAAGATTTAATTTACCAGTGCATTATCAATTAGATTTGGAGAAATACTATCGTTCTTGTACTACTATAGAACAATTGCTTATTGTTGATCCTATTGGTTCAGCGCGTGTACCTAGATTTGTTCTTTTTTGATCATGTTTCTCTTGAGTATTCTCAATGAAGAATACCGCATGTTGCGTGTTTAGCTTAAATACGAATTGGCTTCGGCTGATATTCCACCTGTGAGGCAACCACAGAGTGAAGAGTGGCGCTGCCTTCTTAATGGCACCTTAAAATTTTATTCCGGTGTTGTATCCCACCGATGCCTGCTTCTGACTAACTTGCAGAAGTGGAAAGAGCCAACCAACAGGCTAAAAGATGTTGAAGACACTATTCCGCGGATAGTGTATTATTCACTATTTTACACACTGTTTTAAACTTATTTTCCTTTTTTTTTGTATGTATCGTACAAATTTTCGCAATCGCACGAACTATTTCGTTCCGAATTTGGGTAGAGGTCAACCCAATTTACGTATATTTCCTGTAAGAGGTCGAGGTCAGTTACGAAATCGTTTAGGTCCTGTTCGCCGACCGGTTAATAGAAATCGTCTTGTTTCTAATAATAATAATAATTATCGTCGTCGAAATCGTCGTAATCAATTATCTAAGGGTTCTTTTTTATTTCAAAATTCTGGTATTAAGAATAAAATAAAAGTAGTACAAAATGGCAATCAATCTGTTCGTCTTAAGATGACTTTTCCTATACCTGATTTTACTATTCATGCGGCAACTTACGTTATTGTTGTACATCCTTTATTCATGAGCCAGCTACTATTAAATAACGCAATAAGTTGGTCACAATATAGAGTCAATTCTGTTGTTTTAATAACTGAACCGTTGGTAGCTAGAACTGATGGCACTCCAATTGCTGTGTGTTATACTAAACATTGCACTCCTATCACTCATGTTGTTGCTGATCATTGGGAAGCTGTAACTTCTATGAATGGTACTCGTGGCATGGCTCATACTACTATGACATACAAGATACCAATTGCTGATAATCTTTTTCACCCTATGGTTCCCATTGTTCCAAGTGATGTTCCATTTACTTTTTACCTTACAACTAATAATTCTGGTACTAATCTATTTGAAAAGATTCTTCCTTATATTAAATTAGATATTACTTTTCAAACACAATACATTGGGG